CCTTTAGATTTAAACCCAAAAGGGTTATATGCTGAAGATGGAATGCCTCCTAATGGTCTTCCTTTTACACAAGGCGATATATTCCCAACATCACCAAAAAATGGCGCTTATCATCGTCTTACATATGTAGGCTTGGCAGATGGTATACCACCACGTTTATATAGATATTCAACAATTAAGGGACGTTGGATCTTTTTGGAAACGGATAAAAGAGAACAATTTAATCCACAAAAACCTGTTTTACAGGAATTTTTATCAAGTCCAAACGCAACACCACCTGAAAAAATAAAATAAGGAAACATTATGGCATTTTATTACGATGAACAATTTAAAAAATATTTAATTCAATTCATGACAATTTTTTCTGGTATGAAAGTTAAAGTTGGAAAACGTGAAGGCGAAGAAGAACGTTTAATATCCCTTCCTGTTTATTACGGTTCCATGGATCGTGTAGTTGCTCATTTGATGAGTGATCACACACAAAATAAACCACTTAGAATACCAGCAATGAGCGCGTATATAACAGGTATAAGTGTAGCACCAGATCGTCGTCGTGGTATTGGTAATGTTCGTAGAAGTACACACGTACCGCTTGGGGGATTAATTCCAGATGATGTAACAACAGTTTCGCAACTTATGCCAATACCGTATTGGGTCACCGTTGAATTACAGATTTATTCAAGTAATATTGATCAACATTTTCAATGTTTAGAACAAATTTTTGTACTATTTGACCCAACATTACAAATTCAAAAGAATGATAATGTATTTGATTGGACAAGAATTGGTTCTGTTGAACTAACAGGAATACGCCATGAAACAAATTATCCATTTGGGGCAAATCCACGTATTATTCAATCAGGGTTAGATTTTAAATTTATCGCTGAACTTTCAATTCCTGCAGAAGTTAAAAATAAGTTTGTTGATGATATATCTCTCAGACTATCAGTTGTTGACCAAGCCTTTTCATCTAAAGACCCTCAAGCTGTTTTGGATTTAATTAACGAACAAGGTATAACTTTTATACAAGAAATAGGCAGCAAAGACCTAAATTTTAAGTAAAATTACGTAATGAGATATAAATATATTAAAGATTTTAAGGAGATCAATAATGGCAAGTTTAGTTAGTCCAGGCGTTTCCGTAACAATTACAAACGAATCGTTCTTTATTCCAGCATCAGCTCCAACTGTGCCATTGTTTTTCGTAGCTACTGCTGAGGGAAAATTTCAACCAGATGGAGTTACACCAGCTGCTGGCACATATGAACATGATGTAATCCGCACATTAACATCTTTAAAACAAAGCACAGAACTTTATGGAATACCTAAATTTTTAGCAGATTCTGCTGGTAATCAATATCATGGCGATGCACGTAATGAATATGGTCTTTTTGCTCTTAATCAATTTTTAGGTATTGGTAATTTGGCTTATGTAATTCGTACAAACGTCAATCTTGATAACGACTTAACAAGTGTTCGTAATGCATGGAATAATGAAATTGATGCTGCTGCAACTAATCTTACTAATTTAGCTACAAGTTTTATTAGCCAATATAATACACAAAATGGTTATACACCTTCAACACCAGGCACAGCAGGACACAAAGATGTTAATTTTACTGTTGCTAAATTATCAACAGACCCAACAGGTCTTTTAAATGATGGCGTAGCAGGATATGAAGTAATTAATACTGGTGGTGGTCATATTGGCACAGATCCAACTGGGTTGGCAAATAACGCAACAATTTATACAGCTACTGTTTCTGTTGATGGTGGCGCACCAATTGCATTAAATATTATGGGTTCATCTGCCCAAACATATACTGCATTGCTTGGTTTAATTAATACAGCATTGGGTGTAAGTGCAACAGCAGCAATAGTGAGTGGTAATATTACAATTACTTCTGCTTCACTTGGAGCAACTTCTACAATTGCAATTGTAGATACAAGCTTATTTAATTCATTAGCAGGATGGACAGCAACAGGACCAGCAGTTCCTGGCTCTGGTACAGTATATTCTACAACTATTACAATCAATGGTACACCACATACAGTTAATATTCTTGGTAGCTATGCCCAAACATTTTCAACATTACTTAGCCGTCTTAACACAGCACTTGGTGTATTTGGTTCAGCAGCATTAGTTGCAGGAAACATTAGAGTTTCCTCAGCAACAACAGGACCAACATCAACAGTTAGTGCCATTGTTGATGGTGCACCTGCTTTATTTGCTACATTAACTAACTTTTCAGGATTTGGTCTATCAGTTGCAGGTACAATTTCGCCTTATAAGGTAACTGTTACCGAAGCAGAATTCTTGTCATTGGTTACACAGGCAACAGCAACTTTGTTCTCATCATTTACATTCCAAAATGCTCAAACCAATTTTATTGATACAGCATTAAATGTAATGTTAATTTATGCCAATGGTTACTCAAATCCTTCGACAGGTTCATATCAAGGATTAACCGGTGATGCAAATGCTTGGGTTTCTGGTAATTTAGGTTCAACACCAAATCACACAACAGAATGGACACCAACAGAAGCAGCTAATACATTAATTGCATCAGCTGATAAGTTCCAATACACAGTTGAATTTCAAAATGATACAGTATTCACGCTTGGTGCAAATGATGCCGCACGTAGAGTTACAATCGTAACTGCTCTTGCAGCATCAATTAATAGCAACACCGATATTCGCTCAGAAAACTATGAATATAACTTAGTTCTTTGCCCAGGTTATCCAGAAGTAGTTGATGAATTACTTAATTTAGTAATTGACATTAAAGAGGAAGCATTTGTAATTGCGGATACTCCGATGAATCTTGATGAACCAGGTGTAGTAACATGGTCCAACACAGTAGCACGTCAACATTCACAAAATGTTGCTTATTATTATCCAGCAGGACTTGCTTCAAATCTTGATGGTGTAAATGTTGCATGTGCAGCAAGTGGTATTGCACTACGTACATATGCCTATAGCGATAATGTAAGTCAATTATGGTTTGCTCCAGCTGGTACTCGCCGTGGTTTGGTTTCGGGTGTATCAGAGGTTGGATATGTTACTGGAACATTAGGAAGTGCTACAACATTTGTTCAACTTGATCTTAATCAAGGTCAACGTGATAACTTATATCAATATTTCACAAATATTAACCCAATTGTATTCTTCCCAGGTCGTGGTCTTGTTGTTTGGGGTCAGAAAACCTCAGCACCAGATGCTAGTGCAATGGATCGTGTTAATGTTTCAAGACTTGTTAAGTACATTGCACGTCAATTACGCAAGAATACATTAAGTTTCGTGTTCGAACCAAATGATCAATTAACTCGCAATAATCTTAAATCTGTTGTTGATGCATTTCTTGGTAATTTGATCGTTCAACGTGGTTTATATGACTATGCAACAGTGTGCGATACATCAAATAATACACCTGATGTTATAGATAGAAATGAATTGATTATTAATGTGGCTATCAAGCCAGTCAAAGCAGCAGAATTCATTATCATTCCTATCAGAATTGTATCAACTGGTGCACAGATATAATATGGAATATTATAAATAAAGTAAAGTAAGGAGAATTAATTTGGCTACAATTAACGACATTGGTATTCCAGGAGTAGGTACAGGTATATTACAGCCTAAACTTAAGAATAGGTGGCGTGTTACATTCTCCAATCTTGGGGGAGGTACCGACTCACAGCCTGTATCAATGCAAGCTATTAGCGTTACCAGACCAAAACTAACATTTGAAGAAGTAGTATTACATCGTTATAACTCAATTGCATATGTTGCAGGTAAACATAGTTGGGCAGCTTTAACATTAGTTGTTCAAGATGATATTGCAGGTACAGCTTCTGCCGTAGTTCAAGCTCAAGTTTCAAAACAACAACAATTAATCGGTGCAGGTGCACAATGGTTAGCCGCCGCAAGTGAAGGTTCAAAATATAAATTCGTTACAATAATGGACTTGTTGGATGGTAATGACCAAGTTGTTGAAAGCTGGAATGTTGAAGGTTGCTGGCTTCAAGATACTGATTGGGCTACAATGGAATATGCTTCCGCCGCTGACCCTCTTACTATTACAATGATTGTCCGTTTTGATCATGCCCGCCAGACCATTGCAAACTATTCTGAAGGTCCAAATAGTGCATTGGGTGGAGCAGGCCCAACACGTTAATTTAACACAGGGAAGTGTTTTTACAGTAGAAAGAGGGCTTTAAGCCCTCTTTCATTTTTTATAAATAATATATTAGGAGGAGGAAAAATATGGCAGTGGACCCACGTAATTTTTTAGTTACAGCATCTGCAGATACCAACTTTACTTGTGCTCAAACTACAATATCGGATACTGATAAAGCAAGAAGTTTTTTTGGTGCATTAGGGAAGATTGGTGATGTTAATGCATTAAATGCTATTGGTGGAGGAAAAATTGGAGATGGTCTTCGTAATCTTGCTAATATTTCTGGAGCTATAAGAACTGGAAAAGGGTCATTACCAACATCTATTGGAAGCACGATTGATGCAGGGGCAAACTGGGTACTCGATAATACAATTCCGAACGTTGGTGCGAAAGCAGTTGAGTTAGTAAAACCATTTAACCCAGGAGTTGCTAACCAAGCTGTTACACAAGCTAAATCAATTTTTAATCAAGTTAAACAAGGAAAATTTAAAGCATCTCAAGTTCCTGGTTATTTACAGGATTTTCAAAATCTTGAAAGATTAGCAAGAGGAATTTATACACCGAAAAGTGGAGTTCAAGCAAGAGAAATTGCTTGTGATTATGTACAATATGCACAAGCTCTTGATTATTTTCCACCCAAATTCGAGTTTATGTTTGCGCTGGAATTTACTCCAATGCCTGAATATAAAGAATTTTTTGATAAAAAAACAAATGGTAATTGGGTTGTAATACCAAATCTTGTGAAACAATTTCAACGTCCAAGTATAGAAGTAGATTTTGATGAAGTTAATATGTACAACTTTAAAACGAGGATACAAAAGAAAGTAAATTATAAACCAATTCAACTCCAGTTTATTGATGATGCAAAAAATAATGCAATGAATTTTATGCAAGCATACATTAACATACTAAGTCCACTGAGTAATGTTCGAGATCTTGGTTGGGGTAATGATGGACAAGATATAGGTATGAATTTTGAAGGTATAAATGGTGAAGCACAAGTTTCTTCATCAGCATCTTTAGGACCATTATTAAATAAGACAATTTTACAACAAATTAAATTACTACACATTTATGATTTTGGAAAGCGACTAAGTGAGTATACTTTTTTGCTACCAAGATTCACTTCAATAGAATTCGATGAGATGAATATGCAAGAGTCTAAAGGTAATATGATTTCTGTTTCCTTCGTTTATGATGGTATCTTTATGGAAACTGACTTGGCAATAGATAGTGCACGTTCTGAAGAAGTTAAGGCCCACACAGCACTTAATGGTATGCCAATTGATCCAACCCAAGGAACTACTTCTAATACACCTTCTGCATCCAATTCTAATTTATCTTCTAATACAAAATCAGCAATTAATGCAACAGGTATTTTATCCGCTGGTGGTATTATTGGTTAATTATGGCCTCACAAAAATTCAAACAAGGGTATTATACTCCAAAACATCCTGAAAAATATATTGGAGACGTAACAAAAATTTTTTATCGTTCTTCATGGGAAATAAAAGTTTTTTTTTTCCTAGATAATAATAACTCCATTATTAATTGGAGTAGTGAAAATATCTCTATTGAATATTATTTTCCTATAGATAAAAAAGTTCATCGTTATTACCCAGATCTTTGGATTAAATATAAAGATCGTAATGGAGTTGTTAAACAAGAATTAATCGAAATAAAACCAAAAAAACAAACAAAACCGCCACGAAATGGAAAAAAATCTAAAAATTTATTGTTTGAGCAAATTACTTATATCCAAAATCAGTGTAAATGGGAAGCGGCAGTAAAGTGGTGTAAAGATAGAGGACTGACTTTTAGGGTTATTACTGAAGATCAAATTTTTAAATAATAAATATTTTTATGAAAAAATTATCGTTAAATGATTTTATTGAAAAACCGGAAAATTTTTTGGTAATAAATTTAAATATTTAAAAACAAAGTATGTTAATTATAATACACCAGTTATTATAACATGTATAAATCAATATAAATACTAAAACTATGACGGAAAAGGAAACAAAAATCAAGACCATTGAACACCCATTGGAAAACGCATTGGACATTGCCCAAGGCACAACTATGGTTGAATATCAGGAAACCCCACCAGGAGAACTTTCTATAATTCCTGATTATGATAAAAAAGATAACGAAATCGAAGAGCAACTTGAAGATATTCGTACTAAAGCTATTGATGCGTTTGATGCCCAACAGGATATAACTGAGACTGTTGAGGGAAAATATGCAGCACGGAGTGGTGAAGTTGCTGCTCAATTTCTTAATACAGCACTGGATGCTATTAGGGAAAAATCTAATTTAAAGCAACATAAAGATAAAGTTGCTATCAAATCATCTGAAACAGGTCCAAAAACTGTTAATAATAATTTAGTTATAACAGCTGATAGGAATGAAATTTTAAAGATGTTACAAAAGGCGAAGGATGCTGAAGACCATATTTTAGAAAATCCGAAATAATAAATCTTCTACTTAAGTACAAATTTTATTTTACCACAATCCCAAATTCTAAACAAACCAGATTTTAGGCAATTTTGAACTTCTGTTTCATTTGGATTATAATTAGGCAACATCCTAGATAGCCTTGAATGTCTTAAATTAAATTTATGAATTCTTTTATTAAGTTTAATATTAACATATGTATAATCTGGTGGTAAGTTTTTTTCTAGCGTAAATCCAACTTGTCTATATAAATTTCCCTCACTCCATCTTAAATCAGCAAATGTTATTATTGGTAGAGTATTTTGTTTTCTTATATATTTAATAATTTTAGAAAACCCCCCTTGAACATTTTTACTGGTTGCATACCGATTAAGTATTAATTGCTTTTTTTGTTTAATAAATTTGCCGACAGCTACAAGATTGTTTTTATCATCATATAAGCCAATATTTAAAGAACCTGGTCCATTCCCTTGAATATGATATCTTTCTAAAAAAGATTTAGCTTCTTGATAAGAAAGTTCTTTAATAATAGTTTCTCTGGCTCCAATAGAATTTTTGTTGATTTTTAAATGCTGTTTAATTGTTGAAAGAACAATATTGCGTTTATCAAACCATTCATCTTCAAATATAGTTAGCAATTTAATACCATTTTTAGAACATTCAATGTATTTTTGTTTATGGTAATCACGTGCAATACGTGTTCTTTTATCAGAAGAATGCCAATATAATCCACAATATTCAATGGCAAGATTAAATTCGGGTATATAAATATCAAGTTCTTTTTTAGATGGAAGGATATTTCTAACATTTGTTTGTATGCTGTTTTTATAAAACTTTTTTATTTCATCAACTAAATCCATATGTCCTTGCGACATTTCAAATCTTAATATTGGAATAGAAAATTTATCTAAACGATCTACTACAGTTGTACCATCTACATCAAGTTCTTGAGCTATTTTTGTTATTGTTTTTTGTTTTATATGGTGCTGTTCGTATAACCAATTTTTATCGTTTAAATACTCCAATGATTCAGGAGAAATGCGTATCTGTGAAGTAGAAACAAGATTGAATTTTTTAAGCCATTTTTCAAATTTATTTTTATAATCATTCGATTTAACATAAACTGAACTTCCATATTTTTTAATATTAGTTATTTTTATTTTTGCTTGAATATCTGGAGATTGAACTGCCCACTCGAAACCATATTTTTCTTTATATGTTTTTTTTCTTTTTTTATTGAAATCTGATGCTTGTGTGTAAAAGGGAACATTATATTTTTCAATCATCGTTTGTTTTCTTTTTTCTTTTGTTTCTTTGCTTTGAGCAATACATTTTGCCCCGCAAAATAAGCGATATTGGTGTTTCATACGATTCCAAGAAACTTTATTTTTTTTACATATTGAACAGGCTGGTATTTGATTTGTATTTTGTTCAATATGCCATAGTCGTTGACTAACCGAAGAATTTTCCGGTAAAAAATTTGTTTCTAACACTAAAAGATCAAAAGTATGTCTTTCCCACCTTTTAAAATTTGAATTAGGTATTTTATTCTTAAATCTTATAGTTAATTGTTTAACTTTTTCTGAAAACATATTTTATTTATCAAATATAACTGTATGTTTAACTATTGTTATTGATAATATCATAAAAATAATAATAAATAAACTCATGGCAAAAAACCCCAATGTAAAAAAAGCAAATCAACAACACGATTATACTCCTGAACAGATTCGTGAGTTGGAACGTTGTGCTAATGATCCGGTTTACTTTATTAATACATACGTAAAAATTCAAGATCCTGTAAAAGGTTCAATATCACTTCATATTCGCCCCTATCAAGAAAAAATAATTAGATCATATCAAAATAATAAATTTAATGTTGTCTTATCAGCAAGACAAACCGGAAAAAGCATAATATCAGCAGCTTTTATTCTATGGTTTACTATATTTTATTTTGATAAAACAGTTGGTATAGCATCTAATAAAAATAAAAACGCTATGGAAATGATACATCGTATTCATTTTATGTATATAAATTTACCACTTTGGCTTAAACCTGGGGTATCGGCTGACGGATGGAATAAACATTCTGTTATATTTGATAACGGTTCACGTATTTTATCAGATGCTACTTCTGTGGATACTTTCAGAGGTATGGCACTTTCATTATTATATTTAGATGAATTCGCCTTTGTCCGCCACCAAGTGGCTGAACAATTTTGGACCTCAGTTGAACCAACTCTTTCAACTGGTGGCAGTTGTATTATGTCATCAACCCCTAATGGAGATAATAATATATTTGCTCAAATATGGAGAGGAGCGCAAGTTAATATAAATGGTTTCTTTGCCATTGAAGTAAAATGGAATGAACCACCTGGTCGTGACCAGAAATTCAAGGATGAAACAATCGCTAAAATTGGAGAGAGGAAATGGCTTCAAGAATATGAATGTTCCTTTTTATCATCAGATGCCTTATTAATTGATTCATTGGCATTAATGAATTTAACAAACGTTGTTAAAGATATAAAACCAGCTTTTAAAATCCGTGAAGTTACTTTTTGGAAAGAACCATTACCAAAACACACTTATCTTGTTGGGGTTGACCCATCGACTGGTTCAGGAAAAGATTTTAGTGTTATAGAAATTTATGAATTTCCAAGCATGGAACAAATAGGAGAATACAGAACTAATTCTATGTCTTCATCTGCTTTATATCAGGTTCTACGAAATATTCTTCTTTATCTTGAAAAGAAAGAGGCACATATTTATTTTTCTGTAGAAAATAATGGAGTCGGGGAAGGCGTTATAGCACTTTTTGAATCGGACGAACACCCTCCGGCAAATTCTGAATTTGTTTCAGAAGCTGGTAAAGAAAGAAAAGGATTCACCACAACTGCGAAATCCAAGATGCGTGCTTGTTTAAGCTTTAAAGATATGGTTGAAAAATTTACTATTAAAATCAAGTCAAAAATCCTTCTTCAGGAAACTAAAGAGTTTGTCCGTAAACATGGTTCTTACGAAGCACGCCGTGGAAGTACAGATGATTGTGTTTCTGCTACATTAATTGTAATACGATTATTGGAAGAAATCTCCACGTTTGACCAAGATAGCTATAATTTGTTATACTCACAAGAGCACGAAACATGGTCAGACGAAGATTATAATGACGATGATGGTCCAGTGGATATTGTTTTTTAAGCACTTTTTCTGTTGATTTTTAACCCTAATTATAGTATAATGCCTTTAAATTAAACAAGGTAAATTTTATGGATTTGCGTACATTTTTTATTAACTATTTTAATAACACCATGCTTTCTAAGGATGTCTTTGGCAAAGAAACCAGAGACCCCATGGGTTGGTTTGAGCAGATGAAAAATACCGTTGAAAATAGTCCTTGGCATCGTGAACAGAATGTGTTTGTTCATACAAGCATGGTCGTTTCACAATATTTGTCTTTAACAAACTCCGTTTGGACAAAAGACGATTTACTCGGTG